GTTTCCCAGTCACGATCCGTCGCCGTGGGACAGAACATCTCGATTGCTCCGGCCGACGTTAGGAAGAAGGACGCTAGAATCTGATCGGCCGAGTTGTTCGTGCAGATCGTTGAGCCGTAGCGCGTCGAATCGGGACGAAGGGTCGCCGGCCAGTCGTTGCCGGTTGCCATGTTCGTTCCGTTCGAGTTGCCAAAGTTCGCCGTCGGCATGGTGACGTGAACGAGATCACCGATGCGGATATATTGCAGCGTGACCAAGTTGCTGTCGCTGAAGCCGAGGTCGAACGTAATGCTGAAGCTGCCGACCTCCACGATAGGAACGTCGGTGCCGTCGTCGCGCGTATACATCAAGGTGTTCGGCGAGTCATTGCGTACCCAGATTTGAGCGTATCCGGCCTGATCTGCCGCCGCCGCTGCCTGCTCGAACATGCGCAGAACACCACCGTCGATCTCAGTCACCGTGAACCCGGCAATGGAGAAGTCAGTGATGGCTCCAGCCCGACTGAGCGTGCCCTGCACACCGAACGCGCTCAGCCCGATAAAGTCAGCGGCACTGGCTCGGAACTGCGCAGTCGCGTCGAAGAACGTGACCTGATTGCACTCCAGCCGACCGATACTGTCGATGAGTATGTTCGCTCCCGCGTCATCCCATCCACCGGCACCGTCACCGCGAAGTACGCGGCTCGCCGCTGCGCTTGCCTCAACGTCCGTTATGTTTGCGAGTGCCAACACGTCGGCTATCGTAGCGCGCCGGTTGACGTCTGCGTTGTCTATGTCCTGGAATACCAAGAAGTCGCCCGTAGCTGGAACCGCTATAGTTCCCGCACTGAGATCGAACGCCAACGTTCGGTCAGCAGTCAAATCGCCGCCTCCCGAGATCATGTCCCCTGAGTTGATCAGGCGCGCAGTTGGAACACCGCCGAGATTCGCCAGCGCAGCCGCCGCGTTGACGGCTCCGGTTCCACCCTGTCCGATCGTAATGGGCGGAGTGAGCGTGCCCGTCTCGGCATCGACGACCTCCGTGCCGTCGCAGTACAGAATGCTTCGGTTGTTCTGCACGACTTGGATATTAGTGACCTGCGCCGCCGTACCCACCTCAAACGTGAACGCGCCGGTCGTGCTGTTGTCAACCCAATACTGCTGGATCGAGTTCGGCACGACGATGCGACGATTGCCTGTCAGAGCGCCGATGAACTGGTAGCTGATTCGGTTCAGTTGCACGCCACTCAGGATGAAGTCGCCACTGCCGGACACGTCGATCTGCACGAAGTCAAACGCGATGGTCGCGCTGCCTCCCAGACCCACGGTGTAGAAGTTGGTCCCGTCCGTGATGACGATGGCAGAATCGCCGGGGTTCAAGATCAGCGTGGCTTGGCTGTCGATCTGCTCTGCTCCTGGCGGAGTCAGTGTCAGCGTGCCGGTTCCCTCGTTGCGGACGAAGCTGAACCAGTCGCTACCGACTGTCGCCGCGACCGGAAGATTCAGGATACCGACACCGCCAGTCCAGATGGTGAACTGCGCACGATCGGCGTCCACCCAATTGACCGGCGTGACGGCCGTCAGAGTTGGCGCGACGCGCTGATTCAGCGTGACACCGATTGCCTTGAGTCCGGCACCGGCCAGCGCAGCGGCATCCGCCACCGACACCGAAGCGCCAAGCTGGAACACGCGCCACGTTCCCGCCGCCGTACTGTTGTCGGTCAGGTATATGAACCACGACGTACCGGGCAACAACGATATGATCGTTCCGCCAGCGTTGTCCCGAATGGTGACAGTGTTGGCACCGACGTTCGTGATCAACGACGTGAATCCGCGCGACACTATGCGCGCGTCGTCAAAGTCGACGTTCAGTCCGGCAACGGTAGCATCAACGTCTATGATGTCAGCCGCTACGTTGTCACCGCCGATCTGTTGCTGGTTCGGCCACAGAAGCTGAACGTCAACCGCCGTGACTAGTGACAGATACGTCCGCTGCGATGGGTTGATCGACCCGCCGCCGAAGACTTCTGAGTAACTCATCTTACGCCTCCTTCCTGTTAGAAGACCTGTCGATGATCTTCTGAATATCTTCGCCGTTCAACAGGCCGAGGTCTCGATCGTACGCTGCCTGCCAGACCGGAATTCTTTGGTCGTTCTTGAGGAATCCCGACATCTGAACGAGCGTGCCGTGAAGCAGCGCGTTCGGCGCGAGATCCGTTGTCCAGTTCGTCTGGTTGCCAGCGTCGAGCAGCGGCGGGAGTTGATAGTAAAGCAACTCGAACGGGTACGCTGCGTCCGGCGTCGGACTGAACAGAAAATTGTAGAAATCGTAGTCGGCGTAGAACTGCGGCTGAGTCGTCAAGTCTTCATCCGGCCAGTACATCCGACAGTACTCATAAGAACGCGGGAACAGCGGGGTTCTCACCTGCGCTGTTCCCACGCCAAAGTTGATGCTCACCGTGTCGCGCCAGCGATCCGGCTTCTGGTACACGGACGTTCCAGCGGCCATGACGCCGGTTACGACATTAATGAATCCCTGGATCTTGAGCGCCCGAGCGATGTCTCGCTCCGCCAAGTTTATCCTTCGCGGAATCTGCTCGAATACGGTAGGATCAACAGACGTTCCTCGTTCCAAAAACTGTTGAACGTCTTTGACCAGAGAATCAAAAGTCAGTGAGGTTGCCATCTTCTTACTCCGTCAAGGAATCTCTCAGCGCCTGGAGTTGTTGCTGTTCTTCTTCCGTCAAGTCGCGCTCGGACTCGATAGCTTCGAGTTCCGCAATGCGATCCTCGACGGAAGGCGTCGGTGCGTTGCCGCCACCTTCGCCGCCCTCACCACCTTCGCCGCCTTCACCCTCCGTGGGGGAAGGATTCTCCTCGGCCGCTTCCTCGCGTTGACGAGCGAGGATGCGCTCCTTCTCGGCCTGATACCCGGCGTGAACGATGGCGCGCTGGTCACGCAGGAACTGTCGCTCCTCGCGCGTCGGTCCGCGTCCCTCGTCAGCCATTGCTTTGATGATCATGGCGAACGCTTTCAGTTCCTCGTAAGCCTCGTCGCCCTTCTGCACCAGACTGCCCAGAATTGCGAGCAATTCCGAAGCCTGACGCGCCGTTGCGCTGGCCTGACCGCCGAGAAGCGGATTGTTGAGGATCGTCGAGATGCCCTGCACTGCGATCATGAATAGTTCTGCAAATCCCATCAGTCTGCTCCTTTAACGGCTGTCTTGAGGTTGTTGATTAACGGGATCGCTCGTTCGAGCCAAGTATTCAACCTCTGAGCGACGAGCACGTATTTTTCTTGCGTACTCTCCCCCTCTGCGATTTCATCTTTGACATCTTCGAGTTCTTCCAGCGTCTCGTCCAAGGCGTCCACAACCGGGGTCGCACGTTCCTCTGCAGCGATGAGTTTGAGCGACACGTTGTCCGGCAAGTTGCCGGTCTGTATCAACTCAAGACCCTTCGCCTGGAAGATGTTGTACGTTCCAGACCACGCATACGCTCGCAGTTCAAGCGTGTCCGCCTGCGCAATCGGATTGGCAGTGGCGCACGCTTGAAGCGTCGCGATCGTCAGTAGCAGAAGCGGAACTCTGAGAAAATTCCATCTCGGTAGCATTATATAGTACCTCCTCCATCACCCGTGCCTGTGACTTTGTTTACCAGACGACGGGTGCTGAGCGCCTGATAGTCTTTGAAGAACTGAATCGCCGCGCCGCCGATCATGCCGACCCATGCCGCTTGTTTGATCATGGCGAAAGTCAACTCCGGATCGTTCACAAACAGCGCGACGAGCGCCGTCAAGAAGTTGACGACCGCCGCTATAAATGCGCCGATTATTGTGTTCATACTACTTCTCCTCCAGTTCCTGTGACGGAACGTATTGTTAAACGATGCTTTCCTTCTCTTCCCAACAACGAATTGAGAACCCTCATTGCCTCGCCGCTGCTGGATACCGCACGAGCGTAGGCTCCAATCTTCTTGTCCATCAGAAGCGAACGTTGCATTCCTGGGCCGATGCAGCCGACCACGTTGCGCGCGAAGTTAGCGACATGAATCAGCACGAGATACCGTCCCACGCCGTTCGGTCTGGACTCCTCAGTCTTGAACACTCCGAGATCGGGGTTGTACAAGATGTAGACCTCTCTTCGCTTGTGTCGCTTCGGCCGCATCCACGGTTCCAGGATGTACTCTCCGTCTGGGACGCACGACTCGAAGGGTTTGCCTCCAGGAGTAGTGTGAGGAATCCAAGGCCGCTCAATAGTAGCCAGAGCAAAATCATCAACACGAAGAACACCCTCAGTCTCCGACTTGGCATAACTGAACCTTTCTAGTGTCAGTTCCACGCTACTCTTCCTCGTCCTTTTCGGTGAGCGCTTCTTTGGCTTCTTCCAGTGCGTCCAACTCAATTTCCTTGTCAGCCAGCTCCTCAGCATCTGCACGAGTCCAGTTCTCGCCGTCGTTGTCACGATCGTACTCCAAATCTGCGATCTCTCGTTTCGTGCGATTTATGTCACGTTGGAGGAGGGCGACGAAGGCGTTGTTTATAGGCGTGACCTCGTTCGACACCTCGGTTTGGACAACAGACTTGATGTCCTCCGCCAATGCGTCAACGATGATCGGCTGCGCGATGAACCAGAAGATCGGTACGAGTGTCGCATACGTCACAATCTGGTTTATCCCGATGCGGATACCTCGCTCTTTGAGGTCCGCCCTTTTCTCTTCCTTCGTCGCCATCTTCTTAGTCCTCGTTGTCCTCCCCGTTGGCAGCCGCGCCTCTCAGTTCCTCCGCCTTCTTCAAGGCTTCGTGCTCCTTGAGAACTTGCGGCGAAGTGACCACGAGTTCGCCCTTGGCCATCGCGCCCAGAACGTGGTCGAGAACCACGAGATCACCCGACTTCGCCATACTTGGGGTAATCGTGACTCGCTCGTCGTCGTTCAGCAGCGACAGACCAGTGGCGCACGCTTGCGCGATCTGCTGCGGGGATAGCTGAAATTGTTTCGGTTGTTGCTGTTCTTCACTCATTGCACTTCCTCTTTAGTTTGTTGACTCTGCAGTCATGGTTGCCGTCGCTGTATCAAAATCGGAACCTCCGCCTGACGGCCGAACTCGGAGTGTTCCCACAAATGATTGGATGCCCAATCCAGTTTCTTCAGAACCCCAAAAAATCCCACTCGCCCCGGAGACCCAAACGTCCGCCGCTTGAGTTCCCGTGTATGTAGGCGTTCCCGAAGTCGTGTCGATCCTGAAGTCGAAGTCTGTTATGTCTAGCGATCCGTCTCCCCAATTACCGATGTCAACGTCCGGTCCGTTGTCAAGAAGTCTGCGAACCGTGTTGCCTGCTTGATTGAGCTGAATCCTCGCACCGGCATCGAGCGGATTGAGGATGATGTCGACCGCAGTATACGGATCTCCCGTGAACTGCGGCACCGCCTGATCTTCAGCGTACATGCCGACTGGAAAACCAACGTGTCCCCGCTGATATTTCGGGAAGTATATGTTTTTCCGTGGAACGAAGATCATGTGGTGAACCCGCTGCCGATGTAGATGTAGACCGTGGCGGATGCGCGGTAGATCGTACCCGCTCCAGCCGATACCGTGCCGCCGCCGACCGTGTCGGTGCCGTCCTCCAAGAACAGAGTCGTGCCGGAACCCTCCGTGAGAGTCTGCGATCCGCTTCCTGGGGCGATGACCTGAACAGCCGTGCCGACCGGCCAGTTGACCTGACTACCGCTGTCCTCAAGCGTGATCGTGTTGTTGCTGCCGTCGTCGTAGAACAGGACACGATTGTACGCCGTGTTCTCCGCCGTGTTGAAGTTGAACGACGAGTTGTTGACGACCCGACCTCTGGCGAACCCGACCTCGAAGTCGTTGCCAGCGTCGTCGGTGAACATCGGGTTGTTGGGAACGTCGTCCCTCACCCAGTGCTGGCCGTACCCCGCCTCGTCGACATCGGCGTTCGCCTGCTCGCCGAGCTTCAGCACGCCGGTCGTGCTGCCGAGCGTGCCGACGCGCAGAGTGTCGCGAACGTCCAGACCGAGCAGCGTTGCCTGAGCCTGAAGAGTGGCGTTGTTGTACAGATCCTGCGCCAACGCAATATCAACACCATCGTCTCGAGTGAACATCGGCTCGTTCGGAGTAGTATTGAGAACCCAGAACTGACCGAACCCTGCCACGTCAGCCACGGCTGCGGCGGCTTCCGCTATGAAGACGTTAGGAACTTCTATGCGAAGCCAGCTAGTAGTCAGGAACTGAACTACGCCGGAACCGAAGTCCGCTCCCGCGATACCGAACTCGAGATCCGGACCGTTGTTCTGTATGAACGTCGTGCTGTTGTCCGCGTTGTTGCGCATGTCCAGTTCGCACGACGGACCGAGCTCCAGACCACCGACGTTCGTAAACTCCCACGACCCGGTGATGACCGCGTTGTCGGAAGCCTGCAAGAAGCTGAGCAACGCGCCGCCGATGACGAAGTCCGTTCCCGCGTCGTCGGTGAACATCAAGGTGTTCGGCGCGTCGTTGCGCACCCAGACCTGACCCTGACCGGCGACGTCCGCGTTTGCAGCCGCCTTCTCGTCGAAGTACAGAGACTGACCGCCACTGTTGGGAAGCCTGACACCGTCCGCTGACGTCACGAATTGCTGCACGTTGTTGAAGTATAGCTGGACCGCGCCGTTGCGCTGCATGTTGATCCAGATATCCTCGATAGTTCCTCCGGTGCTGGTCTGCTGAATCGCCAGCCTGCCGGTTCCCACGTCCAGGAACAACTGAGCGCCTCCGGCACCCGCGCCCGTTGACGTCATCCGGAACAGCGGGTTACCGAACCCGTTGACATCGTCGATGATTATGGTCGCATCGTCGACAGCGATCTCCAACTCTTGGCCGTCCCACGTACCGAACCCGCCGAACGCGCCACCGTCGTTGAACTGCACACTGGTCAGCGCTCCGCCCGGAGTACCTCCGCCTCCGCCGAGCAGACTGGTCTCCACTCCGCCGTCGGAACGGAATATGATGTCGTTGCCGCCAGTAACGAAGATCTGACCTATGCCGGGTACGTCTGCCGCAGCCGAGGCATTGCGAAGACGAACGGCGAGATTGAACTGCCACTGACCCGTGATGGTCTGCGGATCAGCGGGGTTGAATCCGGCCGGGACGGAGTAGTTACCCGTCTCGTCCAGGAAGTTGGTCGCGACACCGGCATTCGACAGCGTCACGCCGTTCACACTGATGCCAGTCAGCGCGGCCGGAAGACTGACGGTGATCGGGTTCCCCGCGCCGCCGTCGGCGATGTCTACGTTCGCCCCCGCAGTCAGGATTCGCTCGTTCGGCAGATTCGGATTCGCCGTTACGGTGACGAACGTTGCGTCGAGACCGCCGACCGCAGCAAGAAGATCCGTCACCGAAAGTCGGCGACTCTCCGTCTCACTGATGGCGACCTCGAACTGCTCAGTCCCCACCAACGGCAGAGTGACCGGTCCCAGATCTGTGATTTTCACACTCATATTACAATTCCCACGGCGGAGTTCCGCCATCTAGTGCTTGTTGAATCTCCCTGAACGATCCCGACTGCGTCACGCGCAGTTGTCCGTCGCCTGTCGCACGAACGTACAAGGTCGAGAACGACGGATCTCCACTGACGTCGTCTACCGGCCTGTCTGGGCGAACGAACCGAAGGTTGATGTCCTCCGTCGGTCGAGCCGCGAGCCTGTATGGGTCGAAGTCATCCAGATCGTCGATGCACACCTTGAGACCGGGCGCATTCGGATCGTCGTACAAATCTTCGAGGAACATCTTCCGACTACATCGCGCACAGATGCCGATGCCGAAGGTGGCTTTCCCCGATGGATCTAAGAATAAGCTCATCGCGTGTACACCGAAATTCGTGGTTGCAGACGAGTGATGGAGCCGTCGTCCTCTCCGGCCCAGACCATTCGAGCCTCGTTCTGAAGATCCGTCTTCAACTCCTCCAGCCTGGAGTAGTCAGCCTCGGGCACCTCCCGACACACGTCCACCGACAACTGAGCCATCACGAACTTATACCAGCGCTGAGGAACCTCAACTTGCTGAACCATAGTTCCCACGTCTTGAATCTGTCGCTTGACGTACAGAACGTACTGGAAGAACGTGAACTCAGTGTCCGGAATGGGCCAGACGGTTGCGATCGACTGATTGTTTGCGCTGCCGACCGCTTGCTTGTCGAACCAGTACTCCGTCGGCCGCGACAGAAACGTCTTGTCCGGCAGGTTCGAGTAATCATCCCGGTTGATCTTCGGCATTGGAATCTCGTTTGCCGTGTTGCCGAGGAAGAACTCCGCCAGATTGAGGATGGTCGTGCCGTTCGCCTGGAGCCTAATGAACCTCCACGGAACCTGCTCCTCCAAATCCAGCCAGAACCAGTCCCCCGGCACCGCGTTCAGCGCTGCATTGGTGTACAGATCGGTGAACGCGATGCCATTCTGGGATCCCTGAATCGTGATGTCCCAGGTCTCGGTTGCAGCCGGAGTGAAGAAGATGCCGTAGTTGTCCACCTGAACGGCGTTGTTGGCACCGAAGTCCACTTGAAGGAACCCACCGGCAACGGTCTGCACGACCGACGTCGTCAAGTCGCTGTCGAACGCATTGTCCGGAATACCCTCGCTTGCCGTGTTCGCCACGCCGAGCGTTCGGTTGAGGTCACGAATGTTGAAGTTCATGACATCCACCGTGCCGATCGGAAGCGGAACGCTGCGCTGTCCCCTGTAAATGGGGATGATAGACTTCTCGATCACCCAGAGGGGGATTCCGTACGAGGCAATCGACGACAGGTTCAGGAACAACAGATCCAGCGCCGTGTCGATGTTCTCAGACGTTATCGCCTGAGGAGGCAGCTTCGCTCTTCGGAAGGCGTGGTCAATCACCTTCCGAGTCTCGAAGACTGTCTGTCCTACTGTTCCTGATGTTGCCATCTACCTTACTCCGTGTCCTCGTGGTCTTCGCGCCTTCTCGTGCTGAGTCATGGCTCGGTCGATCTTTTGGTCAACCTCGCGTGAAGTGACCGGACCGCCCCGAGCCTTCGCTACTTTCCCGACGACTTCCCGTCGTGCGTGTACTTGTGCGCTCCGACCTCGCCGCCCTTACCGACGTTCTTACTGCCGCGACCAGAAGCCTTGACACCCTCGCCCTGACTGCGATCGGGCATCCCGTGAGTCTTGTGAATACGACCGCCGCGTGCCTTCTTAACGACACCCTTACCGGCGTTCTTCTTCGCTGCCTTGCCACCGCCAGGATCGCCGGTTCGGTAGTTGTCCGCACGCTTGTGAGTGGAGTACGGAACCATCTTTCCACCCTTCATCATGTAGACCTTGCCGCCCTTCTTGTAGCAGACCTTCCCGCCCATGTTGCAGCGAGTGTATCCCTCGACCTTTCCGCCCTCTTTGTATCCAGGACGAACTCGTTTGCGACCGCCAGCTTCCTTCTCTTGCTCACTGTCGCCTTCCGTCGCGGGCATGTTGCCGTGATCCATCGTGTCGGCTTGCTTGGTCGTCATCTTGAAGTTACTACTGACGTCCTTCTTGACTTGACCGCCTTTGGCAAATCCCATCGCCGCACCAGCTTCAGCCAGTCCAGGATGAGTTTGCGCGCCTTGCTTGAAACCCTTCATCTTCTGCCTCCTAGTTGTCGGGATCACCCGTGATGACTCGGATTTGATCCCGAATCTGTTGCTTGTATGTGCGGAGATTGCGCTTGCCTTCTCTCATCACGTCCTTCACTTGTCGGCCGACCACGCCTCCCGGTTCAGCCGCTATCAGTACGTCGAGCCGCGCGAGCGCCGCGTCCACGTTGTCGCGCTCAGTGCGCAGATCGATCAGCCGCAACGCGTCAATCGCGACCTGAGTTTCCGGGAACGACGCGATAGTGCCGAGCGCCGCGAACAGAGCCTTCGCCACCGTCTCGCCGTCGTTGGCAATCTTGTTGCGAAGATTTCCGTAAGTCGGATTGTTGATCAACCCCAGAGACTGGTAGAGCGTTGCAACTGCGTCGCACCACGCATTCCCGGCCGCATTGTTGAACCTTGTCGTGATGACCGTTTGAATGGCATCAACGAACCCTCCACGATTGATCGTGGGATCCGCGATTATCGCGTCAATGCCTGCGTTCCAGGCGTCTGTGTATGTCGTCATGCTCCTGATCCGTATAGTATGCGCCACCGAGTGTCGGCGACATCGTAGTAAATTTCGCAGCTCTCATCCGGACCGAGTACGAAGTTCGCTCCCGTGGGGCTGATGATCGTGACTGGGAAAC